GAAGAAATCACTATCCGTAAGCCATCGCTCTATCGTAGAATCAATTTTAAGTACAACGAAACAGAAGCAATATTAGGTGAGCAGTTTAGATTGCAGAATGACATTGGCTATGGCGATTTACGAGCCGACTTCACATTTGATGGAGAGGAGTTTAGTGTTGAAGTTGGCTTTGACCATATGCTCTTTGAAAGATTGTCCAACCAAAACGGAGGTGCGTTAACTACAATAAATGTAGGTAAAAGTATCACGAGAGAGATTGAGCCGTATATAGGCTCACCACTTATCTTCTATGTAGCAGGGCAGATACGAGGCACGAGTGAGTTTGCTTATATTGAAATGGATGATGATAAAATCCCAAAGACTGACTTCCACCTTGTGAGTAATGTGAATAGTGATGTAGCAGGAACTGTAACCAAGACCTTGAACTTCGGTACGGAGGTAGACCCTTACCTGTTGCAAGGATTTAGTCAAGGGTTGTATAGCACCTATTGGAAGGACTACATCACGGACTTGTACGACACGAGTAGAAGAACATTTCAGTATAGTGGACAATTGCCTTTAGGCTTGATGTTAGCATTGAAGATAAACGACAAGTTGACGATAGGTGAAAGAAACTACATTATCAACCAAATGAAGTTAAANCTATCTACAGGTGAGACACAAATGGAATTACTCAACGATGTATAGCAAGTTAGGTTATCTTATAAAGGCTCTAAAGGAGACTAACGAGAAGAATGAGGATGTAAGGACTGCCAAAGGCAAGTACCAATACCCTCGTACTCTCATAGAAGCATTAGGCAAATGGCAATAGAGAAGAACATAGTTATAGGTGCAGACCTTTCTGGTCTTGAGCAGAAGTTAGACGAACTCATTGATGCGTTAAAGGCTTCCCAAACTCAAGCCGATAAGACTGCTGATAGCATTAACGAGATTGCCGATACTACTAAAGACATTGGTAAGAGTGCTGAAGATAGCCAAAAGGGTATCAAGGGACTTGGTACAGGCTTCAAGGGTTTGGGTGTAGCTATTAAGGCGGCAGGTATTGGTCTGCTTTTAGCTGCTATGGACATACTGAAGGAGTTGTTTGATAACAACCAGAAGACAGTAGACTTCTTTAACACCACATTCAATACTTTACAGGTAGCCTTTAGCGACTTCTCTAAATTCATTAGTGCCAACATAGGAGGCATAGCCGATTTCTTCCAAACGATATTTGAGAATCCTGTAGATAGCATTAAGGCTTTAGGTGAGGGGATTAAGAACAACATCATTGAACGCTTCCAATCAATGCTTGAGGTATTAGGCTTTGTAGGTGAAGCAATGAAGAAGTTCTTCACAGGAGACTTCAAGGGTGCTTTAGATAGTGTTAAAGCCGCAGGTACAGAGATGGTAGATGTGCTTACAGGTGTAGATGACTCTGCTAAAAAGATTGCAGAGGGTACTACAAAGGCAGCAAAGGCTATCTCTAATTATGTAGTAGAGACTGTTAAGCAAGGTCAAGCAATGACCGAGACTAACAAACAAGCAGAGATTGCAGAGGTGTTAGCACAAGGGTTGATTGAGAAGTACGACCTACAAGCAGAGAAATTAAGACAAGTAAGAGACGATGAACGCTTTACTATTGAGGAGCGTATCAAAGCGAATAACGACCTAAAGGAAGTATTAGAGGAACAAGAGAATGCAATGCTTGAGAATGCTCAACGCATATTAGATGCTAAAGCACGACAGTTAACTCTTGACGAAAACAACATTGAGTTCCAGAAGGAGTATTTAGCTGCACAGAACGAGCTTATAGGGGTTCAAGCACAGGTAGCAGGATTCCGTAGTGAGCAGTTGATGAATGAGATGGCTCTACAGAGAGAGTTGTTTGACCTTGAGATAAGCAAAGCAGAGAATGCACAAGAGGTAGCAGAGATAGAAGCAGAGGCTGCTATTGAAGCAGAGACCAATTTAAAAAAGCAGTTGACTCTTGAGGAGGAGTTAAANAANAAGTTGTACGATAGCAGACTTGCNTCGTTAGAATTACAGAAGTCTCAATACAAGGAAGGCACTCAAGCCTATCAAGATATGGTTAGTGAAATCAATATCTTGAATGCAGAGCGTACTGCCCAAGAAGGTGAGGAGGCTAAAAAGAGACGAGAACTTGAGCAAGAGGTTCAACAATCAAGACTACAGATGACAGGTGATGCCATAGGCGCACTTAATGACCTTGCACAAGCATTCTTATCGGGCAACGAAGAACAAGCAAAGAAAGCCTTTCAAATAAATAAGGCACTTGGTATTAGCCAAGCGGTAGTTAATACTGCACAAGCCGTTACTGCGGCACTTACGGCAGGAGGNAACCCTGTTAAGTTAGCTACAGGAGCGCAGTTCGTAGAGGCAGGTATTGCAGCAGCNACAGGTGCAGCACAGATAGCAACTATTGCAAGGCAACAATTCCAAGCNAGTGGTAGTGTAGACACGAACATACAAACACCTACTGCNCCAAGTACATCACCACAATTCAATATAGTAGGTGCATCTGGACAGAACGCTATATTNGAATCGCTACAAGCGAACCCTATGAGAGCATATGTAGTAGGTAGTGATGTNACCTCACAACAAGAATTAGATAGAAATAGAATTAACCAAGTATCATTCCCATAATGAGAATCGTAGAACTATTATTAGATGAGGAGAGCCTCCAAGCAGGTATCCAAGCCATCAGTATCGTAGAAGCCCCTGCTATTGAGGAGGACTTCATAGCCCTCAAGGAAGAGGAGCGTGTAGAATTAAAAACCATTGACGAGGACAAGCGTGTTCTATTGGGTGCAGCTCTTGTACCTAATAAGCCTATCTATCGTAGAAGCGGTGAAGATGAGTATTACATCTACTTCTCGCAAGACACGGTTAGAAAGGCAAGTGAATTATTCTTCATCAACGGCAATCAAAACAAAGCCACATTAGAACACCAAATAGACATCACAGGATTAAGTGTTGTAGAGAGTTGGATNATAGAAGGTGAGCAAGACAAGAGCAAGATGTATGGTATGGATTTACCTGTAGGCACTTGGATGGTCAGTATGAAGGTTCACAACGATGAGATTTGGAATGACTATGTAAAGAATGGCAAGGTAAAGGGTTTCTCTATTGAGGGGTACTTCGTTGATAAGGTTGAGGCATCTAAACAAGACCCAGAAGAAGATAAGGCAGAAACCAAGTTAAAGGAAATTAAGAATGTTATTTTACAATCTTTAGGTAAACAGAGCGTGAGAGTTGAAATGAATATGCTTTCTAAATTTACTATTGGTGCTATAGATTTTAACTCTCGTGTTAGAAAATTAGAAAGCGAAATAAAAAGTGTAAGCTCATCGCTAAATGGAATGGTAAAAGATGCAGACGGCTATGTATCGTCTGTTGACAAAGCGTTGAAGGAAATAGAATCTAAAGTAAAAGAACTTGGTATACCGTTGGAGAAACTAATAGATACAAGTCTATTAGGTGATTACAACCAATACAAAAAAGTATTTCAAAAACAAAGGTCAGCCGTTAAACAGATTTCTAAATTAGGATAAGAAATGAACGAACAAGAAGCATCAATCAAGCTCAATGCTATCAAGGCAATCATTAAGAACGACCTCCGCAAAGAAAACTAACAATAACAAACACACATAGTTAACATAGTATGAAAAGAATATCGCTACATAAGGTGATGGCTAAATTAGCCGAAGAGAAAAAGGTAGAATTGTCTAACTTATCTATATTAAAAGATTTGGCTAAAGACTCTGTTAGATTTAATAGAGCAATGTTAGAGCATAATAGAGAGCTTGTAAACAAATTCAAGGAACTTTCTTCATCTGTAAGAGCCTCCGAGCAAATAGTAAACGACTTCAACCGAATGAAAGGAGATTTAGAATCTGCTGCTAAAGAACTTGGCGTAGATGTGAGTGGAGACATTAAACAACTATCATCTCCAATTATGGAAGTAGAGCAGACTATTAGAGATATGAAAAAGCGTTGGGGAGTTAAATAATCATACATTTTATAATGAAACAAGGCAAAACTGAAAAGGCGGTATTCGCAAAGCTNTCTACCGAGAAGGTGGAGTTGAGTGTTTATGATAAGCTCAAATCCGATACAAGTTTAAAGAAGGGATATAACCTTTTTGAACAAGCTCGTTCAATTGTTGTAAAAGCCCAAGTAGCTTTCTCGGATGATATGAAAGACATCAAGGCTGATATTGATATGGTCAAAGACCTTCAAAATAAAGCAAGAGAAATTGGTGCTGATGATTACGCAAAATCAATAGATTCAGCACTAAAAACTCTTAATGCGGTTTTGGATACAGCAACTATGGAGATGAAAAACCTTGAAAAAGCATACCAAGCACTAAAATAATCAACATATGAAATCACAAGAAACATTAGGAAAGATTATGGAACTGCTTAACCTACAAGACGAGGTTAAGTTAGAGTCTATGAAGTTAGAGAACGGCACTACTATTGAAGCCGAAGCATTTGAAGCTAACCAAGAGGTATTCATCGTAACTGAAGATGAGAAGATTGCTCTACCTGTAGGTGAGTACGAGATGGAAGATGGTCGTATCCTTGTAGTAGCAGAAGAAGGTGTCATTGCAGAGATGCGTGATGGAGGTGAAGAAGAAGCACCTGCTGAAGAACCTGCTCAAGAGGAGGCTACTGAAGAAGTAGAGGCTAACGAAGAAGAGGAAATGAGCTACGCTACTAAAGAAGAGTTATCTGTTGCGGTTGAAGAGATGAAAGCTATGATTGAAGAAATCAAAGCAATGATGTCTCCTAAAGAAGAAGAGATGGCTGAAGAGCCACAAGAAGAAGTAGTAGAGATGTCTGCTGACGAACCTGCTGCAAAGCCTATCAAGCATTCTCCAGACACGAAACCTGCTGATATGCACAAGTTCTCTAAAGGAGCGAAGAAAGACACTCTATCAAGAATCTTTGACAAATTAGGATAATGAAGAAAGTAGAATCTATTTGGGCGGAGTTATCTGCTAAATCTCAAGAGGTTGCTCAAGAGTCTACTGAACTATCCGAAGAGGTGAAGGTTGAGTTGGGTTTAGTAGAAGACTTTACAAAGGTTTTTGAAAGCGCAGTAAATACTGATACATCTATCGGTATGAACTTAATTGATGCTTTAGGAAAGGCTGAAAACAAATACAAGTCTGTTATCAATGACTACGAAAAAGCCGTTAAGATAGGAGACGATGCATTAGCAGCAGCAAAAGACTTGGGTGTTGACTTACCTGCTATCGTTAAAAATAAAATAGAATCAAGCAAGGTTGGTATCAAAGAAGCAAGAGGATTGATTTCTCAAATCAAGAAATTGTATAGCGAATTTTAATAAACAATAACAACAATCAATAATTAAATAAATAGAAAGATGGCTACATCAATCACAACTACATATGCAGGAGAGTTTGCAGGAAAATACATCTCTGCCGCATTGTTATCAGCCGACACTATTGAAGGTGGCGGTATTACTGTAAAACCAAATGTGAAGTACAAAGAGGTAATGAAAACTCTTTCTACTAACGCATTGGTAAAGGACGCTGCGTGTGACTTCGCTGACCAAAGCACAGTTACTCTTGCAGAGCGTGTCTTAACTCCAGAAGAGTTCCAAGTAAACTTGGAATTATGTAAAAAAGATTTCCACAACGATTGGGAAGCAATCCAAATGGGTTACTCGGCTTTTGATAGCCTTCCTCCATCNTTCGCTGATTTCTTAATCGGTCACATCGCTGCTAAAGTAGCACAGAAGACTGAAGAGAACATTTGGCAAGGTGCNACTGCNACCGCAGGAGAGTTTGATGGTTTCACTGCTCTATTAGCTGCTGATGCAACTGTAATTGATGTAGTAGGTACAACTGTTACTGCTGCTAATGTTATCGCTGAATTAGGTAAAGTAGTTGATGCTATTCCAACTTCAGTATACGGAAAAGAAGACTTGTACATCTATGTATCTCAATCTATCGCTCGTGCTTATGTTCGTGCATTAGGTGGATTCGGTGCTTCAGGTTTGGGTGCTAATGGTGTGAACAACGCAGGTACTACTTGGTACAATGGCGGTGACCTCGCATTTGATGGTGTTAAATTGTTCGTATGTTCTGGTATGCCAGATAACGATATGGTAGCTGCACAGAAAGGTAACTTGTTCTTCGGTACAGGTTTGTTNGCTGACCACAANGAGGTGAAGCTAATTGATATGGCTGACCTTGATGGTTCACAAAATGTTCGTGTTGTAATGCGCTTTACTGCTGCGGTACAATTCGGTATTGGTGCTGACATCGTATACTACACATAAGAAGTAGTTTAGTTAATAATTAAAGGGGCAGGTAGGCTGATGCTTGTCTGCCCTTTTTTATAAAAAAAATAAAAGAAATTATGGCTTGTGATTTAACAAAAGGTCGTGCGTTACCTTGTCGTGAATCAGTAGGTGGTCTTAAAGCGGTTTACTTTGTAGACTTCGGTGATTTAGGAACTATCTCTGTTACAAACGATGAGGTTACTGATATGACAGGAACATTCAATGCCTACAAGTATGCGCTGAAAGGCACATCAAGTGTAGAGCAAACTATTAACGCTTCTCGTGAGAACGGAACAGTATTCTTTGACCAAGCGGTTAGCCTTACTTTGCCTCAATTGAGCAAGGAGGATAACAACGAAATCAAGTTATTGGCTTACGGAAGACCTCACATTGTTGTAGAGGACTACAACGGCAATGCTTACTTGGTAGGTCGTGAACACGGAGCAGATGTAACAGGTGGTACTATTGCCTCTGGAGCGGCTATGGGAGATATGAGTGGTTACACTCTTACCTTCAATGCTATGGAAGTAACTGCTGCTAACTTCATTGCAGGAGCTACTGATGGCGCACCATTCGCAGGAATGAGTGCAGCTACAGATACTATTGTTCTTTCGTAATAAAGTAGTATATTAGCAACGGCACTTGACATAGGTGTTTTGGTTTGGTTAGGGCAGCTCTTCGGGGTTGCCCTTTCTTTTTGATATAACACTTATACCTCTTGGTGGTTAACCTATTATGCATATAGTAACTACAACAGACAAGAAGATATATTTCGTTCCAAGAGCGTTTGATACAAGTGTATCTGTTAAGATTACAGATGAGGAAACTAATGTATCCGCTACGGAGTCTCTAACGGCTACGAAGGAGGCGAATTACTTGCATATAACACCTACTTATACATTCGTACAGGGTAAGTATTATACCATAAGAATAACAGGCTCTAACGAGATATATAGAGGTAAGGTTTATTGTACGAATCAAACCGACCTTGAGAAGTTTAGTGTCAATAATGGTGAGTTCACCTATTACGAGGACACTGATAATGATAATCAATACATTTACCGATGAGCAATATACGCATCGTAAACCTTGCATCGCATACTACCCCACAGGTTGTAGAAGACAATCGTAAGCAGTGGGTAGCATATGGTGATGACAATAACTACTTCCAATACCTTATAGACAGGTACAATGGTAGTGCTACAAACAATGCCATTATAAATGGTATGAGTGAGCTTATCTACGGCAAGGGGCTATACGCTACCGATGCTCAAAGAAAGCCAGACCAATATGCACAGATGAAGTCTCTGTTCTCTCGTACTTGTATGAGAAAGGTGACCTTTGATTTGAAGGCTATGGGTCAAGCAGCNTTCCAAGTCATCTACAATAAAGACAAGAGTAAGATTGTACAAGTAGAGCATATGCCTATTGAGACCTTACGCTTTGAGAAGATGAATGACGATGGTGATGTCACAGGATACTACTACTCTAAAGATTGGACAAAGATTCGTAAGAGAGGCTTTGAGCCTGTACGCATACCTGCGTTTGGTCACGGAGCAAAAGGTGAGGGGTTAGAGATTTATTGTATCAAGCCTTATCGTAGTGGATTTTACTACTACTCTCCTGTAGACTATCAAGGTGGTTTACCTTATGCAGAGTTGGAAGAGGAGGTAGCTAACTACCACATCAACAACATTAAGAACGGCTTATCGCCAAGTATGTTGATTAACTTCAACAATGGTGTACCAACTGAAGAAGAGCGTGAGCTTATAGAGAGACGAATCATACAGAAGTTTAGCGGTTCATCTAACTCTGGTAAGTTTATCTTGGCGTTTAACGACAACAAGGAGATGGCTGCAAGTATTGAGCCTGTACAGTTATCGGATGCAAGTGAGCAGTATCAGTTTTTAGCAGACGAGAGTATGCGTAAGTTGATGGTAGCCCATAGGGTTACCTCACCTATGTTGATGGGTATTAAAGACAATACAGGATTGGGTAACAATGCTGATGAATTGAAGACTGCAAGTCTCTTATTCCACAATACAGTTGTTAGACCTATCCAAGAGTTGATATTAGATGCTTGTGATGACATCCTTGCGGTGAACGAGGTGAGCCTTAACTTATACTTTAAGACCCTACAACCATTAGAGCTTCAAGCGGATATGGCTGAAGAGGTAAAAGAGGAGTTGAGTAGTGACTGCGGATGCGAGGTGGAGTTGAAAGATGCTGAAGAGCAGTTAAACGAGGATAGCCGCCCTTTTCTTGATGACGAGTTAGCCCACGAGATGTTAGATGCATTGGCTGACTTGGGTGAGGAAGAGCCAGAGGGCTATGAACTCATTGATGCAGAGATTGTAGGAGACGATGAACCAGAGGAATTTGATACTGAAGAATACCTCAATGGATTAGTCAACTTATCCGCTACACAAGACAGTAACCAAGACTCCGAGATATACAAGGTAAGATATAAGTATGTGAAGGGTACAAAGAAGACTTCTAAAGGCTCTTCTCGTGCTTTCTGCAAGACTATGTTATCTCAAAAGAAATTGTACCGCAAAGAGGATATTGGTATGATGTCCGCAAGAGGTGTTAACAAGAGCTTTGGACACAAGGGTAGAAACTATTCTTTGTTTAAGTACAAGGGAGGAGTAAACTGCTACCATAGATGGGAGCGTAGAATCTACAAGAAGAAAATGAAGAAGAACGGTGAGCCGTATGGTGGAGATGCTCTACGAGGAACTAAATATGT